AAACAACTATATATAGGTTGAAAACCACCCATGCCAGCTTCTGGACCATCATTAACATTTTCGTAAAAAGTAACTCTATAATCTAATTGGTTAAGATTCATCGGCTATCACCTCGATGTTATCTCTACGCCATTTAGCAAGATCACTACGTAATGTTTGCACTAATTTTATTGAAGATGCTGGTATATCGAAACTTTGCTCATTAGAAGTAATAGAACGGTTATCATTGTGATGAGCAATGATATTCAATACTGCTAAATTAAACGTTGGATTATCCTTATAAAAAGGCTCGTCCTCATTATTTAAAGAAACAGCCGTTTTCACTTCATTAATAGCGCCAGGCAAATAAACTTCCATAATTAAGTCATCGTCAAAATCATGGTCAACGCGTATTGCTTTCTTGATGGATTCAACGTTATCCAATTTGAACATTGAAATCACCTACTTTTCTTATGCGCCTAAATCGCCATCTGGTTCTTGTGCTGAATCTTCAAATGTTACGAAGAAACCAGCATTTTCATCAGCTTGTTTTACATCGAAACGGAAAGCACCCATCAAGTATTTACCGTAGATTTGGTTTTAAATCCATTGTACAGAAATATATGAACGGTCAGCAAATAAGACAGCACGTTTTAAATCTCCAATAAACGCTTTAGCATCCCCATTTTTACCAAATAAATCGTCACGTATAACTGTTACGTTCATACCTAACACAGTATTACCAGCTGTATTAATGATGCTATCTTGTAATAAATAACGATCATTACCATCTTTTAAAGTATCTAATTTTTGATAGAAACTTTGCGTACAAACAACTTGACGGTCATATCCTGGGTCTAATTTAACGTTAATAATTTCTTTTAAGTCATCAACGTTAGAAATTGTAGCTGGATTGAATGATTTCAATACTGTTCCAATTCTTTCATTTAAAGTATTAACTTTTTGTTCGTTAATATTTTCAGACACAATAGCAGTTAAGTTAGCAACTGAATCGTCTAACGCCTCTTGTGAGATTGGAATAGAACCACGATAAGTTTGTACTTTCCATTCAATTGATTTGAACTCAGGTTTAGCTAACTCTGGGTTTTTCTCTAATTCTGCAACAGTGTTAAATTTAGCATTAGCACGTTTCAAGATTGGGTATTCACCACTAGGACCTTTCACACTTTCTTTTGTTACTAATTCTGATAAATCTTGTACAGTGTTAACTTCTTTTTCTGGGATGTATTTAATATCATGCGGAATTGTTACACCTGCATCATCAGATTTAACATTGTCACGTTTTGCCCCTTTAGATTTCATGTATTGTTCAAAGCCTTGTACTTCCAAGTTTTCTTCTGGGTTTTGATTTAATTTCGCCATAGAACGTTTCGCTCCTTCTTTTTTCTTTTTGTCTTTTTCTTCTTCCAGCTCTCCTTCCGTAGGTTCTTCTACTTTTTCGATAGCTGGTGGTTCATCTTTCGCCTTATCATCAGACGATGGTTTATCATCCTCTGTGTCTGGCTTTTCTTCTTTGTCATCGGTTGGGTTATCCTCTGACTTGTCTTCTTCCGATTCCTTTGTCTTGTTGTCTGTTTCTTCTGCACCTTCATCTTTTGGCGGTACAGATTCTTCTTCTGGCGCTGATGCTTCGATTTCTTCAGAAAGTTGTTCAAGTTCTTCATATTCTTTTTTCTGTGCATCAATATCAGCTTTTAAATTACGAGCAGTTTCAAGGTCGCCCTTTTCTACTGCTTCTTGCGCTTTAGAAATCAAATTAGAGATTTCTTTTTTGCGCTCGTCTAAATTAGCCATGTGTATGCCTCCTTATTAAATTTGGACATAAAAAATAGCCTTACGTTTCAAAACGAAGGCTTTCTATGTCTAGCGCTACTTTCATTTGTTCAAGTTCTTTGAATTTTTTTAAATCCTTTGCACGTTGACCGACTTCAACCGATGTATCTTTGTAGGCAGGTATTGTTACAATACTGACTTCAATAAGCTCATCGATTTTATTAATGGTTTGAACGTAATCTCCATCAATGTTTTTCCATGTGCGCGCTTTATCATCGTTAGGTGGGAGAGTATAAAAGAAACTACATTGATTAACATTGCCAGCTTTAATATTTTCATAAATATCTCGTGCATATGAAGTATTTGGCAATTGGCACTTAAAGTATAATCCTTTTTCATCAACACTTAATTCTAATGTTCCAGCTTGTGTTCGACCTATAACATAACTAAAGTCATGGTTAATCAAACATTTAACATCGCTGACATCTACACCATCTAAAGCATTAGATGCAACAATTTCTTTAAAGCCGCCCAAATCATCACTCACAGAATTAAATATAATGGCGTAACCTTCAATAACCATTTCTTGTTGTCCAGTGTCAACGTTACTATTCGTCATATTCATCACCCCTTTCAACTGTATTTTTTTCAACTTCTTTTTCTATCTTAGATTCTTGATAGTTTTGTAAAGTTGAAAGTGGCGCTCTGTTAAGGTCAACAAGTGGTTGCTCACCATATTCAATAGGTTGATAACCAAATACACTTCTTGCTTCATCTGTTGATATAATCCATTTACCATGCAACTCTGTAATACGTTGCAATTGTAGTTCTGGGTCAATATCAATAAGACGAGAAGAATCAAATTCCAACTCATAACCAGAATCAATGAATTTGAATATCTTAGTTTCTAGTTCTGCAATCATCATTTTGAATATTGGATCCAATGTACTTTGCAGATATTCAAGGTTAGCTTGTGTAATGGACGTGTTGACTGTTTCGATACCTAATTTAGATACTGGTAATCCAAACGCTTTAGCAACTTGTGATGTACTGAACTTATAACTATTTAAGAAATTTAATACCTCAGTCGGTATCTGTAATCGTTTAAAGTCCATCGTGTCATCAATAGAAACCAGTCCACCATTATTTTTTAATTGGCTATTTGCAAAATCTTCTTTCATTTCTCTTAATTGATCGCTATTAATGGAACCCTTTCTGTATTGCAGTACAGAAGTTGATGTACCGCCATTATCAAAGAAATTACGCAAGAAACTTTTTGAACCTTGTGATATACCAATCTCATGTGCTAACGCATACAAGGGGCTATAACCTACATATCCATCTAGTGTGATGTATCTAAAGTGCAGTATATCCTCACTAGTAATTTTTACTGCATTACCTTCCACATCCTCACTGACGTTATAAATAACTTTCCCATCTTTTTCTTCAATTCCTACTAAATCATTATGCAAGAAATGGAAACCAACGGGGAAGTCGTTTTTATCGCGTATAATCTCAACAAAAGATTGACCGTTAAGTAACATATTCGCAATAATAATGAATTTGAAGTGCCAACCTGGCAAATCTGAATGTGGATTGTTGTTGAATAAATTTAATACATCATTCATTACTGTGTTCGTTTCATGACCTTTAACTTTTAATTTTGTACTAGCAATATCTGCTGAAATAATACGTGTAGCAGTAAATACATCACTGTTTTTCAATGCATTAATACCAACATAACTTGCATGTGTTCCATGTTCTTGCCAGTACAATAATCTTTCTAAATCTCTATTCATTTTTTCTTGTTTACTTGTAAATCCTAAATCAAGTAATGGCATTTTTAATTTTCACCCCTTTCTGAGGTGCTATCGTATGCCTGGTTCAGCGTTAATGAAAGGCCCATGAGGAGCAACCCACCAATAATATAGGCTAACGGTTGCCAAAATATAAATAAGCCGTAGAACAGCCCTGTTAAGCCCACAATGAATAATAAAATTACTACTAATGCGTATATAATTTTTTTCATCATTACACCTCCCTATAAGAACATTGGCATAAACGTTTCTGTGTCCCATTCATGTTCACTAGCTATTACATAAGCGAATATTGTAGCCATGAGTGGGTCGCTTTTATGTCTGTTCATTTTCTTTTCAATCATTATTGAGTCATTCACATTCTTAGCAATAGCATTTTTAACTGCTGTATCTAATAATGGGTTTTTATGATGTTTAACATCACCATTAATTACATTTAATCTGAAATCTAAGTTAGGATTAGATAATGTTTGTGGACCCTGTCTTATTTCATATAAGTCCCTGCGAAGAATTTACATATGGAATTATAGACAATCCTGGTTTACCACTTTTGGAAAAAATGTTAGGTAAATATATGAATTAGATAATATTTGTGGACCCTGTCTTATTTCATATAAGTCATAAAACCATTCTCTACGTTCAATCTCTGCTAACACACCATGTATGGAATAAGGGTCGTAACAAATGGCTTGAACATCTAAATTGTGTCTATTCACATAGTTTTCAATGTAATCTAAGACTTGGTCTGTATTTATAATCCCACTAGACAAGTTTGTGATAGTACAATAGCCATCATTTGCTAACTGATGATAATCTATAAGGTCTCGTTCAATCTTTCCTTGTAGCCCTCCCTTAGTGCCCACAAAGGAGTGAGAGGTTATATAATATTGTTTGTTAGTTTCATCTAGGTGTATAAAAGATATTGCTGTTAAATCATCTGCACGAGATAAGTCTAAACCGATATAAACTTTTGAATTGTTAATATCGAACTCGGTTTCGTTTTTCTTCCAATCATTGAAATCAAGGTAAGATTCTTCACTAGCTTGCATCCAATAATTAAAGTTTTTCACTAACACTCTGAACATTGTATTTTTCTTAGTAGCTTCTGCTACACGCTTTTCAAGAAAATCTTCTATTTGTTCTTTCAATTCATCTGTTTCATTAATCAATGGATTAGATTTAGCCCAAGTGGACTTATCTTGCCATTCATCTTCTGAATCTTGTTCATAGATAACTGCGAAGTATTCATCATCCGTATATACTTCCGCTAATATATCTTTTGCATATGGCCATTCATCTGTATACATTGGCGCGTTAAGATTAAAGCCTGCTGTTGAGATAATAAAGATTAAACTTTGTAATAAGTTACCTTGACCAGACTGTATAAGTTCTAGCATTTCATTTGTTTTAGCTGCATTATACTCATCTATTACTGCTAAGAAAGGTTCGAAGCCGTCCACTGCTCCAGTATCACGAGAGAGAGGCATTACATATGAATCATCTTTAGTGTTTTGCAACAACTCGCGCACTTTCTTAACATCCTTTTTCAGTTCTGGTACCTTAGATACAAAATACATCAATTGTTTAGCAACCATATTAAATACAATACTTGCTTGTTTTTTATCATTAGCTGCAGCAAACATTTGTCGTCCTTCTTTAGGTTCTTTATCAAATAGGAAAGCATATAATACCAAACCACTTACCAATAAAGATTTACCAGATTTTCTTGATACAGAGATAAAAGCTTTTCTAAAACGCAACATGTCGTTATCTTTGGTAAACCAACCACGCACGCTAGCGATAATGAATTTTTGGAACAATCCAAGTTTATTTATATTACCTTTTGTATCGGGTAGTGCTTCAATGAATTTAATAACCTTTTTAGCGCGTTTAGGTTTGTAGGTATAATTCCATTCCTCATTGTTTATTGACCGTTGTATGTCCTTTAAATGACGAATACAAGCCAACCTAGTATCCTTACACGTAACATAAGCTCCAGACAAGACCATGACGCAATATTTATAAGCATCATCTCTGTATTCGTTAGGTATATCTAATAATGTTTCATATGCTTTAGGTATTTTTACGCTAGTCATCATCATCAACACCAAATTCATCGTACACAGATTGTTTAACTTCACTTTCGGTAGGTACAACTAATCTCATACGTGAATCGATTGTCATTCCTAATTGCCCACAAATAGAACGTAACTCTTTCAACGACTCCATATAAGCCATGAAGGCGCCTGTTTTACGATTAGTTTCCGGGTCAACCATACCTTCAATACCATTTTTCTCGCTTATTGAGCGATATAAAGTATCGTTCTGATCTAATACTTCACAATATTTCTTGATAAGCGAATAATCTAATTCGGCTATTGGCAATTGCTCAAGTAACGGTACTACCCTTAACCACTCTTTAGCAGCATTTTCAGTTAAACCATCAGGCACAGTTTCAACATTTATTTTTGTGAACTGTTGTAAGCCGTTTTCTTTAAGTTCTGATTGTTCTAATTCTTCTTTTGTTCTATTTCCTAGCTTATTTGCATTTAATTTCGGTTTTCTTCCTGCCATATCAGCACCTCCAGACGTTATATGACTTTGTGAAAGTTTTCATTTTGGGAATTTGGTCACAGAAAGGTGCGGCTCGTTGTTCGTCGTTCCCAGAGTGACGGGGGTTTTCTTTCTCCCCCAAAAATATTTTTTAAAATTTAAAAATAAAATAAAAAATTAATTAGAATGAATTTTGTTATGGCATGAAATACACACCACCTCTAAATTTTCCATATCCAGTCTTTTTGACCAGTCGTCTTTTAATTCCACTATGTGATGAACAATTAAATCCTTGTCATTCACAACACCTCCAGCTAAACAGTGTTGACACAAGTAGTTATCACGTATTAACACCTGCACACGTAACTTACGCCACAATGTACTGTTGTAGAACGCTGTATACTCCTTATTACGTCTATTCTGCCTAACCTCTTGGTTATACCTTTTGGTATTGCCTTTCCTATACCTTTGCAACTCGGTTTGAGTATAGTTCTTGTTACCAAGTCGAACCTTTGGTTGAACAAACAAATGAATCAACTTCTTTCATTTGAATTTAATATTTATAATTAATAATTATTTAAATTAGTTTTAAAAATTAAAAAAGAAAAGACAAAACAAAATCTAAAATAAAATTAAGAAATCATTTTGTCTTTCAACTTCACAAATGTTTCATCAATCAAAAGCAAATTAATCTTAAAGTTTTATGATCAACAAAACATTTCTTTTAATATTCAATTGTTAAACAACATACAAACATAATCTTATTTAATGTTTCTATCTATCTCTTAAACTAATGAAACCTTTAACGTAATATGATGAATGTTGCTTGGTTAGTCATACACAGTTAGAGAGTAGAGACACCTAATGCTATGACCTTAAACACCTAGACCTTAACAACCCACCTTAATAAGTCGTGTCCTTTAATATGTGTGTCCTTATTTGGTGGGTCGATCGAATAGGTGCATACAAAAAGACACGCTACAAAAGTAACGTGCCTCGTATAATATAGTATTGGTTTTTACATACTGTAATAACTTTAAGTATAAAAGCAATATTTTGCATTTAAAATACAATAAGCTTCTATAAAA